CCAGTTCACCACCATTCAGGTGTGTTTAGTTTTGCTATGTGGTTGAAAATTCCATATTCAATTGAAGATGAATATAAAACATTTCCACATATATTACAACATGAAAATATTACCGCTAATTTTTGTTTTCAATACACAGATGTTCTTGGAGATATTCAAAGATATCCTATACCGGCAGATAAAAGTTGGGAAAACATGTTAGTATTTTTTCCCTCTAAATTAAGACATTTTGTAAATCCATTTTATACTAGTGATGATTATAGAATAAGCGTTTCTGGAAACTTTGCATAAGGATATATTATGAAACTTACTATAGAACAATCTGTTATTATTGACATTGGTGCTGGCCCACATCCAAAACCAGATGCAACGGACCGTATGGATATACACCAGTGGGCAGGTACAACAAAGGTACATGACCTTCATCACTTTCCTTATCCATATGATAGCGATTATGCTGATAAGATTTACCTTGGTGATGTTGTTGAGCATTTGATACACTTTGCGGTACCACAAGTTCTAAAAGAAATCCACCGTATTTTAAAACCAGGTGGTAAGTTTGAGATCACCTGTCCAGATGTTATGTGGATTATGGAACGTATTGTCTATGATGACTGGAAAGAAAAGGCTAACGTTTCTTGGTTGAATACACACGAGGATCCTTGGGAGAATGCCATGGACTATCTATTTGGTGGATGGCGTCATCCAGAAGAGTTTAAAATTCCTGGCATGGGACATATCAATGGTTTCTGTGAGAAGTCATTAGTCAATCTTTTACAAGAAGCAGGATTCACGGGCATTTACCGTGAAGATGATGAACGTAACCCAGAACCAGCAAGAGGTGCGGTTCTAAAATTGGTAGCAATCAAATGAAGAAATTTGTAGTCACAGGCTGTAACGGTTACATTGGCAGTCATATGTGCTATGAACTAAAGCGAACCTATCCGGATTGCTTTATCATAGGAGTAGATAAAAATGTTAGACCGCATTTGCGGCATCTTTATGATGCTTTTAGCTGTGTTGATCTTTCTCTCAATACCGCTTATTTCTCAAGAGGAGAAGTCGATTGCCTCTTCCATTTCGCAGCATATATCTCAGTGGAAGAAGGGGAAAGAGACCCTTGGTCATATTATAGAAACAACGTCGGAGCCACATTAAACACCATTGATATGGCAAAAAGATGTAAGATAAGAAACTTTATCTTTTCATCTACGGCTGCGGTGTATGGTGAATCCAAAAGTCAAATGTTTGGTCATTTGTTGGAATCACAACCGATGAATCCTGTTTCTGTTTATGGTAAGTCTAAGGCTATGTGCGAAACTATCCTTGAAGGTGTTAAAGATATGAATGTAGCACGCCTAAGGTATTTTAATGCCTGTGGTAGAAACGTAGAGGCCAACCTCTATGAAGAACATGATCCAGAGACACATCTTATTCCACTATTAGCAAGAAACAAAACTGCCACAATATATGGTGATGATTATCCTACGGTAGATGGAACTTGTATTCGTGATTATGTTCATGTGATTGATATTTGCCGAACACATATCGCGGCCTATGAATACATAAACTTCTTGGATAATACCAACATCGTCCTCAATATAGGTTCTGGTAAAGGTTATTCTGTGAAAGAGGTTGTTGATAAGGCCAACGACGTATTACATAATGGTGAAATGAGAATAGAGTATAAAGAACGCCGAGATGGTGACGTTCCCTATCTTGTTGCTGATAACACTAAACTAAAAGAACTATTAGGTTACTATCCACAATATACTTTAGATGATATTATGGAAAGTATGAAACCGTCACAAAACGGTTAATGTTGCAAAGCAATAAATAATAGGTCTCCTAACCAGAGAGGTTGTTTTGAAACATAAAGACCGAGCAAAGTACCGTTCTATTTTTATATCCGATGTGCATCTTGGAACCAAATACTCAAACGCAGAACTTCTATTAGAATTCCTAAAATCAACCGAAGCAGACCATTATTACCTTGTAGGTGATATTATTGACGGTTGGATGATGCGTAAAAAGATTTATTGGCCACAGGCCCATAACAACATTATTCAGTTCTTCCTCAAACAATCCAAAAAGTCAGTCACAGTTACCTACGTCACAGGAAACCACGATGAGTTCCTTAGAGAACATTCTGGTATTGTATTCGGAAACATCCAACTTGTGGATGAGGCCATACATTACGGAGTGGACGGAAAGAAATATATTGTTATTCATGGAGACCAGTTTGATATTGTTACCATGAACGCCAAGTGGCTTGCCTATATCGGCGGAGTGTTGTATGATGCTATGATTGGTCTGAATGGTAAGATTCAATGGATCACAAGAACTTTAGGAATACCTGGGTTCTCCTTGTCCGCGTGGGCGAAGCACCACGTAAAAGAGGCCGTAAACTTTATAGGAGATTATGAAAATGTTGTTGCTGACTATGCTTCTAAAAGACATGCTGATGGCATTGTTTGCGGTCATATCCATTCTTGTTGTATTAAGTCTATAGATGGTGTCCAATACATAAACTGCGGTGATTGGGTAGAGTCCTGTACCGCTATTGTTGAACACTATGACGGAACATTTGAGATGAAGGTATTTCTATGAAGAATATTACAATCTTTACCGACGCCTGGGAACCTCAAATAAATGGAGTGGTATCAACTCTATCAGCAACCAAAGCAGAACTGGAAAAAAGAGGACATAAAGTTACAATAGTTCATCCTGGTTTATATAAACTTACCGTACCATTACAACCATCCACTGGAATCTATATGCCATTACTCCCTGCCGGGATAGCTGATGACGAAGTTCGCAATGCTGAACATATTCATATATCAACCGAAGGAGCTATAGGCATTGCTGCTAGATACTCTTGTAAAAAATATAAAAAACCTTTTACAACATCCTACCATACTCGGTATCCGGACTACGCTGAGATACACGCTCGTATACCATCAAAAGTTACTTGGAGATATTTTCGTTGGTTTCATAGACCTTCTAGCTCTGTTCTCGTAACCACTCCATCAATGATGGAGTATTGTAAGTCAAATGGTCTGAAGAACCTAAAACTTTGGTCTAGAGGTGTTGATACCTCGTTATTCTCTCCATCTTTTGATGATGAACAAAAAGAAAAGAATGGTCCTATCAAGGCAGTCTATGTTGGTCGTATATCGGCTGAAAAGAACCTTGAGGCATTTTTATCTATCAAGAATGGTTGGATACGCAAGACACTGATTGGTGATGGACCACAACTGGAAGAATACAAAGCAAAGTATCCTAATGTGAACTTTCTTGGTAAAAAAAATAAGTATGAGATTGCCAATGAGTTGCGTAAGCATGATGTATTTGCCTGGCCTTCTTTGACCGATACATTTGGATTGGTTGTGTTGGAAGGTATGGCATCAGGTCTTCCTGTTGCGGCATTCCGTAATGATGTAAATGAATATATCATTGAGGATGGTAGGTCTGGTATATTAAAAGATGATGACTTGGAAGAGGCTATTATCGGTGCCAATATGTTAGATAGAAAGGATGCTGTAGCAAGAGCCAAGACCTTTTCTTGGGAATCCGCTACAGACCAATTTTTGGAGAACTTGATATGATGAAAACTTTGATTATACTTGCGCAGTTTCACTCCCTAAGTGGAGAACCGGTACATAAGATACCGGCCTTCTCTTGGGAAAATCCTGGATGGAGTGAAGGTTCTACTGCCTTCAATGTAAGTCCACACCATTTACCTACGGCATCAGCACCGTCATTTGCTCCTTCCTATAGCCCAGGAAATAGTGGTGGAGGTGGCGGCGGTTCCGTTCCTTCTTCTCGCCTCAATAATGACTTCGGTAATATGGATTGATCTATAAACAGATCATATGACCGTCTCCTGACCCATTTATAGTTCATTTGATTGTAAACATCGGTTATGCTATTTTTGACATAATAACCGATTATGCTGGAAATAACATAAACAAATGTAAACAGGGTGCGACAATATGTCGCATTTACACCGTATATTCCTTGTGCTATAATGTAATCATAATGAAAGGAATGTGCTATGCCTAATTGGTGCTCTAATAATCTCTCCCTATCCCATAACGATCCGGCTATGATTTCCCGTGCCAAAGCGGCATTTGAGGAAAACAGGTTTTTCCAAGAGTTTGTTCCTCTTCCTGAGGATAAGAAGGATGACTGGTACGAGTGGCATATTGAGCATTGGGGTACCAAGTGGGATGTTGCCAATGGTTTCATTGGTATGGAATCCGCTAAGGAACTTGATCTAGGTTTTGATACGGCCTGGTCTCCGCCTATTGCTTTCTATAAGAAAATGGAAGAGTTAGGTTTCACCGTTTCTGCCAGGTACCGTGAGGAATGTATGTGCTTTATTGGTGAGTATGCCAACGGTGAAGATGATTGTTATGAGTATGATTTTGCCGATGATGAATGGCGCAATCATCTTCCAGACCATCTTGCCGAAGAGTTGGAGTTTGAGTATGAGTCCTGGAAAGAATACCAGGAAGAAGAAAAAGCATTTGAGGAGTCCCAAAACTAATGGCTTTATTACCTGCCTATTACACCACCACTAATCTGCGGAAGCGGAAGGCCAAGAAACCTTCCAAGTCCGCTATTGCTCACGAGGAATGGTTGATGGCCCAAGGTCTTCATATTTCTCAACTCAAGAAGGCACGTAAGGTAGTGAATAGCGTAAAGGATTGTGCTAAGGATATAAAGGTAGAGCGTCCAGACTATGTTTCCGCAGGTATGTCAGGTACTAAGTATGCTTGCGCCAAACGTGGTGTTATGACTAATCTACATAAGGAACCTAAGCACGTTCAGGAAGCGATCTTGGCTAAAGCGGCCAGGACCGCTCCCTTATATTCCAAAGGACCTTATCAACTTATAACTGATGGTGCGTCTTTATCGGAAATCGGCAAAAAAATGTAAGGTGGCACGATGACTGACTATACAGACCTTGTCCATATATTGCGACAACTTAACCTAAAATATGGTGATATGGCGGCCGCCGCTATTGAGGCGCAAGCAAAGCGTATTGAGGAACTAGAGGCTTCTATTGATAAAAACGACGAATGGGCAAAGTGGTTTATTGAGAAAACTGACGCCCGTATTGTTGAACTAGAGGCAGCGTTAAAGCCGTTTGCTGATAAGGCAACAGCTTGCGAACAAAGATACTCTGACTTCGCCCCAGAGGATGACCGCACGTTTGCTTTTACGCTTGGCGACCTACGCCGAGCCCGTAAGGTATTGGGAGAGAAGGAATGACTGACTACTCAGACATTGTGTGGGTGTTACGGCGGAAAGCGCAATTTGATGTTCATCCATTGTCTTTGAACGCCCAGATAATGAATAAATCCGCCGACGCTATTGAGGCGCAAGCAAATAGGATTGCTGAACTAGAAGCGGCGCTGGAACCGTTTGCTGAACAATCCGAATTTATTGATGATGACAATGACTCTTTACTCAACGGGTTATGTTCACCTATAATGAGTAAAAAAGATTTTTTTACCGCCAGTAAGGTATTGGGAGAAAAGGAATGACTGAGATAACATTGCTTGAACGACTGCGCCTTGGACATACTACAAGCGCAATGAAAATGCTTGGAGAAGCCGCCGACACTATTGAAGCACAATCCTCGGAAATAGATTTTTGGAAAGACCGTATGCGTGAAGCACTCAAAACGATAAAAGAAAATGTCGACCGAATTGCTGAACTGGAAAGAGAACTGGATAAACATAGGCAGGCGTTAGTGTTTATACAATCTAAGGCACAAGACATTCTAAGACCAATACCATTCCAAGATGAGGAGAACTAAGATGAAGGTATCTGTTGACCTGGATATTGAACTAAACGATAGCCAAAAAGATGAAATCGTAGTGGAGTCACTAAAAGACGCCTATCGTATCAACTGTGAGCCTGATAAGTATGATTGTTCGGATGAGACGATTCCTCCGGATGATGAGTTCCTAAATGCTCTTGATTTGGTTATAAACTACTTTTCTACCAATGACCAATACCAAGAATGGATAGTAAAGAAGATGGAATTGAGGGAAAAGAAATGAGTGACGAACAGGTTGATGCCTTAGAAGAAGAACTTGCGGTAGCTAAGGCCCGTATTGCTGAACTAGAGGCGGCGCTGAAACCGTTTGCTGAAAAATACACTGAGTTCTTAGATGACGGCTATAGCAGCTTAGACCACGCATTTGTTTCAGTTGGCGACCTACGCCAAGCTCGTAAGGTATTAGGAGAGAAGAAAGAATGAAAATGGACCTTGATGATGGTATGATATCCGGGATAGTCGTTCAGGACTTACAAGGATACTATGAGATTATGATAAACAATCCAGAAGAGGATGGTGTCTGTCAGGCTATTGAGAGAGTGCTTAGAGATTATATGTCTCGCTACGATTACAATCTCTGGATAGATAAAATGGGAATAACAGGAGAGAAGGATGACTGATATTGTTGAGCGGATAAAATCTTGGGACAGATGCTATCCTGGTAATATTAATGTTGAGACTGCTGTTGATGACGCAACCAATGAAATCACTCGCCTCCGTAAATACGAGGAAATGGTTAGGTTTATCGCCAATGACTATCATGAACTATCATACGATAAGGCACAATGGCAACGTGATGATTGGAAAAAGCGTTGTGAAAAACTTATTCGGGAAGATATATTGACCGAACCAGAAAAAGGATTTGAAGATTATAAATTTGGAAATTTGGAGTTCTAAGATGAAGATACAAGTCTGTTCGGATATTCATCTAGAGTTTGGACATAACGTCCATATTCCTAATGCTGGTGCGGATGTGCTGGTGCTGGCTGGTGACATTTGCCTTGCCAAGGCCTTCAAGAATAAAGAACGCAATATAAACAATCTTGGTTATTATATGTTCTTTGATGAGGTCTGTGCCAACTTCAAGGATGTTATCTATATCATGGGCAACCACGAACACTATAAAGGCACATTCAACAAGAGTGCCGATATTCTTCGTGATGCTCTTGCCGAGTATAATAACCTACACTTTCTGGATAACGAGAGTGTGACTATTGATGGTATAAAGTTTGTTGGTTCTACTCTTTGGACTAATACTGATATACAAAATCCTGTGACAACCAACAGACTAAGGTTTGCCATGAATGATTTTAGTGTCATCAAGTATTGTGATGCTAAAGGCAACTATCGTAAGTTTTCTCCGCAGGATGCTTACATAGAGCATAAACTATCAAGAATATATCTAGAAGATATCCTTGCGGGTTCAGAAGTGAAGGATATACCTTGTGTGGTTATTACTCACCATGCTCCTTCATGGAAAAGTATCCATGAGAGGTTTGCCGATGATAAAGAACTGAATACATTGTATGCTTCGGATCTGGAACATATGATGACTGATAATGTAAAACTATGGATCCATGGTCATACACATAATGCTTTTGATTATAAAATCGGAGAAACAAGAGTTGTGTGTAATCCATTTGGATATCCTAATGAAAGAAGTTTAGTTGATCCTGTTCTAATAGCGGAGATATAAAATGCCTAAAATCGTATTGGTAGAAACCGTAGCCACCTTTCGTCATATGTATGCCGTAGCGGTAAAAGATGACGAACCGATTGAGTATGCCCTTGATGATGTGGCCGCCTATGCTACTGGATTTGAGAACGGACTAACCGAGTTTGCCCAGAACCATGTTGGTGAGGATATCTTTTCTTATCGTGAAATATCCAAGGAAGAGTATCTAGAAATCTTTGATAAAGAGAATGACTATCTAATAGAACTTTCTGACGAACGAAAGAAGATGTATATCTATAAAGGTGAAGAATGAAAAAACTTACTGTAATCCTATGTTGGTTGTTCGGGTTCATCATTCTCGGACAACTATCATTTATCCTGTTCCTTGAGGCCGTCCGCTCTCAACATGTGGAAACGACCATCAAGCAGGAACGCTATACTAAATAGAACTATGTTAGATGAAAGAATAAAACTGGCAGTAACTTTGTTTCTTTGTTGGGGCCTTACGGTCGTCATACTGAAACATGTTGTCATCTACATGCGTTGGTTTTGATGCTACGAAAGTGGCACGACTCCGATCCATTAGTATTCGGTATCATTTTTCTATTCCTGTATGGAGTTTTAGATATTGCCGATAGTAGGTGGTTCATACCACATATTAGACCGGTATGTAATGGTGAGATAACTGATAAACAAGTGAGAGTGTGTTCCAACTGGTATCACAATATAAAACAGGAGAAATGAATGTTTCTGGCACTACTAATAATCTCTTCTATCGCCATCAGCGTATTTGTAAATACCTTCATCAAGGGTATGGTTTATGCTAATGTAGTGGAACACGAAGAGACAGATGAACAGGAAGAGACACGGACAGGATTGTTTATTACAGCTCTTGGTGTTGTTCTAATCAGCAATATGATACCATTTACTTTAGGAGTTGCCGTTGGACTCTACGCAATCCTCTGAGGATAAAGATAAACAATTTACATTGGAGATGGCTGAATATGTCTGGGAAAAAGTCAAAGGTTATCCAATTCCCGACTGCTACTCGGAAGAGGACAGACTTAGTATCTTTGAGCGATACTATCACCGAGCCGTCTCCCAGTCTCAAGGAGAGTAAACCTCTCTGGCCGACTATAATCGGAGTAATAGTAGGTCTTCTTTATGTAGGTTTACTATTCTTATTATAAGGAAAGTAATATGAAAGAGTTAGTTGCCGCTGTTATTTCTATTTGCCTTCATACAGGTGAATGTGAAAAGCACGAAGTTAAGATTGAACCTAAAGTTTGTCATTTGAAATCGGCTCAAGCACAGGTCCCTATTATGGGTGAGTGGAAAGACGCCACCGTTTATTTTAAATGTTAGGATAGAAAATGGTTGTAGATGAAAAAGTATCATACCCTGCCGTAAATGAGGCTTACTGCTTACTTACAGCATATCTAAGGGAAGATGGAAAACTTGGTGCAAAGTATAACAAGGAAGAGTTAGCAGAGTTTGTAAAGTTTCTTGCTCTTATACTAAAGCATCCAGATAACTTTGTCGGTATTGACCGCAAAAAGAAGGAACGTCATGCTGACGGTTCCATTAAATTGCCTGATGTCATTGAACATGATGGCACAGGTTTAGCATAGAAAGGTGATAGTAATGAATAAGTTTTTTCTAACAGCAGCAATTGTTCTCGGCCTTACAGTTTCAGCATCCGCATTTCAGGATGAGACACACAATGGCAAGACGGTCGCTGTTCCTGGCGCAACAAAGAGCAAGGGTGTTTTAGCACCTGCTGCACAACTTACACCACACGGTTTGGTTGTTACTGCTCCTCCAGGTATGGATGTTGATGTTGATAACGATGGTGGTGATATCCAGGTTGATATTGAGCCACGCGGTAAGAAGTTCTTGGGTGTATTCTAATATGAGGAAGTTCCTAATCATTGTTGCTGCTCTTTTTTCTACGGCAGCTATTGCCAATCCTTACGGTACATACTATAATCCAGTTCAAGATCCTCCTTTTCAAGGAGATTGGTCGGTGCCAGTTCACCGTGGAATGTATTGTGTAGGAGGAACATGGCATTATGGTTGGTTGCGTCCATGGGAAAGAAGTCCTGTTATTAAGCCTTCTTGTGGAACTGCTATCTACCAGATACAATAAATAGGTTTGTCGCCCAGACAAGTGCAAGAATTGAGTGATACTGTTTACTATTTTGGATGTTCATCCCGGGATCTGCGTTACGCAGGTCGGCAGTATCACTCAATAATGCGGAGATCGTATAATGGTTATTACCTGAGGTCCCCCTCAGAATGTGGTGTTCGACTCCCACTCTCCGCTCCAATTATCCTAAATAGCAGTGCCCTTTGGCATTATATGAAGGAGATAATTATGCTTAATGGTTATAAAACATACATTGTTGCTACACTAATCGCAGTATTTGGCGTTCTTGCCCAATATGATTGGAATGGTTTTCTAAATGATCCTAAGGCTGGTTGGGTAGCACTCGCGTCTGCTATTCTTATGGCAATTATGCGTGTCATCACACAGGCCACCACAGTTCAACAGGCACTATACACAGATCCACCAAAACCAGTGCCAGCACCTAATCCATCAACAGTTAAACCAACACCTAAACCAACACCTAAGAAGAAATGAGGATTTTATGAAAAAGATTATTGCTCTAGTGACCGCAGGATTTCTCGGTCTATCCGTTGCTGGTTGTTCTTCAACCGGTACTACATCACCAACAGTGGTGACAACCATTGCTGATGTTCAGGCTATTGTTCAGAGTGCTTGTGGATTCTTGCCAGCAGCAACCACAATTGCTTCAATCATCACCGCTAATCCAGCAGTTGCTACAGGTTCACAGATCGCTCAAGTAATTTGTGATGCTATCTCAAAGAAATCTGCTTATCGTAGTGCTGTTCCTACTGTTACAATTAATGGCCAGGTTATTGAAATCAAGGGACGTTACGTAAAGTAACATGATCATTTGCTCTTGTAATGTCCTGACTGATGAAAGAGTGAAAGAATATCTCAAGGGCAGAGAAACCAAACCGAGTGTGGGAACCATACTAAAGGACCTTGATTGTGGTCCTGTGTGTGGTTCCTGCGCCAACAACATTATTGATCTTGTGAGGAGTCATTATGAAAGTCAAAATAGGCCCGTATAAAACCTGGTGGGGTCCATATCAAATCGCACAACTAATCCCATTTGTTAGTGAAGATACACATGACAAGGTTGGTGAGTTTCTTGCCAATACTTGGGTTGGTAATCTGTGTGAATGGTTTTACTCCAAACAAGACCGTGATATAAAAGTCCGTATTGACAAGTATGATACTTGGAGTATGGACAATACACTTGCACTCATTATCCTTCCTATGCTCAAACAACTCAAAGAAACCAAACACGGTTCTACCATGGTTGATGATGAGGATCTTCCTTCACACATGCGTCACACCTTTAGCAAAGGTCCGGACGATTATGAAACCAATGACAGATGGATTCATTACAAGTGGGAATGGGTGTTGAAGGAAATGATCTTCGCCTTTGAAAACCTAACTGATGATTCCTGGGAAGACCAGTTTGTTCACGGAATACCTATCTATGGAGATACCTGGTTAGATGATGACGGTAACTACTATCAGCAACCTCAAATAAAACAAACTAATCCTGATTATTGGGTTGACAGAGATGGTATAAAAGAGTATAATGACAGAATAAACAATGGATTAAGATTGTTTGGTAAGTATTATCGTGGCCTATGGAGCTGAGGAGATTGACATGCAATTCTATGAAAAAGATATGACGATTTATGAGACGGAATTCAAGCAGCGGGCCTATGACGGAAAGTGGGAACGTATTGGTAAGATTGCCGATGAGGACAACTCTTATACATTTATTAACGAATACGGCAATCGTGCCGCTACTACACCTTTCAAGTGGGTCACACTTGGGGTTTATGACTACCTAATGGAGATTGTTGACTAATGGCAAACTTACAGATTTTACGCCTTATCACAGGTGAAGAAATTATTGGAAAAGTTATTTCTGATGATGACAAAGAGATTGAAATTGAAAATCCAATCCGTATTGTTGTAGTTCCTAGCAAAGCAGATCCTTCCAATCCTTCTGTAGGATTTGCACCTTATACACAATGGACAGATGAAAAGGTCTTGACATTTAAACACGAACATGTTATAAATATGGTCAAGCCTATCAATGAGTTCGTTAATCAATATAACGGAATGTTTGGTGGTCTTGTTGTTCCTAACTCAAAGATTTTGACTCCTTAATGAACAAATTTTATACTAATGTTGAGGTATGGGGCGGTCGTATCCTATACCGAGGCGTTGAGAATGAGAGGCGGGTGAGACATAAAGTCGAGTATCATCCGTCTCTTTTCGTGCCTTCCAACACACCGACCAAATACACCACAATCTATGGCGAATACTTGGGCAAAGTAAAACCAGGTACGATCCGTGACGCCCGTGATTTTGTTTCACAGTATGATAATGTGGAGAACTTTAAGGTATACGGCAACACTCGTTATCAGTATTGCTTTATTGCCGATGAGTTCAAAGGCACAGTTGATTGGGACATGTCCCTTATCAAAGTGGCCAATATCGATATTGAGGTTGGTGAACCTGACGGTGGTGGATTCCCTGAACCAGAACATGCTCTTGGTCCTTTGACTGCTATCACGGTCAAGATGGATGGTCAGTTCACCACCTTTGGTTGTGGTGCGTATAACAACACCCGTGATGATGTGACATACTTCAAATGTGTGGATGAGTTTGATCTTATTCGTAAGTTTCTTGGTTGGTGGCAATCGGAATATCCAGATGTAATCACAGGCTGGAACGTCCAGAACTTCGATATACCATACTTGGTTAATCGTATTCGCAAACTAATGGGTGAGAACGAGGCCAAGAAACTATCTCCGTGGGGTGTGATCAACGATAAGATGGTTGATCTCGGTATGAACCGTAAGATCAAGTCATACTCAATCCTTGGTATTGCAACACTAGACTTACTAGACCTTTACCAAAGATATGCTAAGAACGGTAAGTCACAAGAGTCCTATAAGTTGGATAATATTGGTCATGAAGAACTTGGTGAGCGAAAATTATCCTATGAAGAGTATGGTTCTTTACACAATCTTTATAAAGAAGACTTTCAAAAGTTCATCGATTATAATATCAAAGACGTTGACCTTGTTGACCGTATTGATGATAAGAACAAGTTGATTGAATTGGCCTTAACTTTGTCCTATGATAACAAGTGTAACTTTGAGGACGTATTCGCACAAGTCCGTATGTGGGACGTTATCTGTTTCCATCATCTAAAGGCACAGAACAAGGTTGTACCACCTATTGAACGGCATGAAAAGGAGGCTGCTTATGTTGGTGCTTATGTTAAGGATCCTATTATCGGTTTTCATAATTGGGTTGCAAGTTTCGACGTTAATTCTGAGTACCCATCTGTCATCATGGGCAGCAACATCAGCCCAGAGACTATTGTGGAACCTGATGCCTATACTGACAGGATGCGTTCTATCATTGCTTCTGGTATTAGTGTGGATGCCTTACTTGCCAGAAAGATTGACACAAGTTCTCTCTTGGATGATAACGTATGTCTAACTGCCAATGGTCAGTTCTATCGCCGTGACAAGCAAGGATTCATGCCAGAGATGGTTGAGAAGATGTTTGCTGATCGTAAGAAGTATAAGAAGGAGATGTTAGATGCCGAAGCGGCCTATGAAAATGAAAAAGACCCTGAGAAAAAGAAAGAACTTAAAAACAAAATCGCCAAGTATAACAATCTTCAACTCTCTAAAAAAGTATCACTCAACTCCCTCTATGGTGCGCTTGGCTCCAAGTTTTTCAGGTTTTTTGATTTACGTAACGCGATTGCGGTCACGACGACTGGCCAACTCAGCATACGGTGGATCGAAAGAACACTTAACCAGTATCTCAATAAAATACTAAAGACAACAGGAGAGGATTATGTCATTGCGCTTGATACAGACTCGGTTTACCTACGCCTTGGTCCGCTTGTGGGCAAGACTATTGGTGAAGACCTCGGCACTGGTGATACGGCAAGAGTCATCTCCTTCCTTGATAAAGTATGTGAGAGTAAAATTCAACCTGTTATTGATACCGCTTGTGGAGACCTTGGTGACTATACTAATGTATTTCAACAAAAAATCTTTATGAAGCGAGAAGGTCTATGTGATAAGGCCATATGGACTGCCAAGAAACGATACATTCTCAGTGTATGGAACAATGAAGGTGTTCAATACGAGAAACCAAAGAAGAAAAGTATGGGTTTGGAACTTGTGAAAAGTTCTACTCCATCATATTGTCGTGAAAAATTAAAGGAAGTTGTTGATGTTATTTTTGATAAGGATGAATCGGCCGTTCAAGAGTTTATTAAAGAAGTCCGTTGTGAGTTTAAAAAACAGCCTATCGGTGATATATCATTTCCTAGAGGACTCAATGGTCTTACTAAATATGCTGATAAAAAAACTATCTATGGAAGCGGCACCCCTATTCATGTCCGTGGTGCTCTCGTATATAATCACTTTCTATATAGTAATAAGCTTGATACTAAGTATCCATTGATTAATAATGGTGAGAAATTGAAGTTTATATTCCTAAAAGAACCTAATACCATTCAGTCCAATGTTATTAGTTTTCCACAAGGTGGAATTCCAGAAGAGTTTCGGTTAGACCAATATATTGATTATGAAACCCAATTTGTTAAGTCTTTTCTGGATCCATTAAAACTAATTTTGAACTCAATTGGATGGAAAGATGAAAAAACTTCTTCTCTTGAAGATTTCTTCACTTGATTATTGACTTCAATACCTCAAAATACTATATAATGGTATGGAGGTGGTCAAATGCTTTATAACTTCTATTGTATAACTAATATCAAAAATAATAAAAAGTATATAGGAATGTCCAAGAGAGATGTAAAAATAAGATTTGAGGAACATATCAAATATGCTTTATCAGAACATGATATACGAAACGACTACTTTATGCCACTGATGAATGCCATTCGTAAATATGGAAAAGATAGTTTTGTGTTGTCTTTGATAGAACAAAAAGAATATGATAAATTCAATGATGCGGAAATAAATGAAGGAAATTTAATAAAAATCAATCGTTCATTCCTATCAGAAAATGGATATAATATAAACTATAGAGAAAAAGACGGCCAACGATATTAT